AGGAACTTTAGCGAGTATTAGTCCTCCAACACCAATAACCCCTTTATTTCTTCCGTGGTCAATACTAGGTGCTTCGAAATCAGGATAATCTTCTGCTCTCACAGGTTCATAGCCTTCTCTAATACGTTTAGACATATTAGATTTATCATCGTTACCTCTAGTAGCTTCACGAATCCATCTGAATTTATATCCAGGAGGAGGTGTGGGTGCATCTAACATAGATGGGGGTGTCCAAGGTTTACTGCGAGTTTGAGAGTCTCGTGTCTCTGCAGACCTAGAGTTTCTGTCTGTGGCGACTTCAGTTTTATTTATTTCTTCTGTCATTTTATACTCCTTCGATATGCTTAGCATATTCTGTTAATGGAACGCCTAATCTTTTAGCTATTGCTACTTGACTCGGTGTTAATTTTACTTTGCGTGCACCTTTCTTACCTGCAACTCCAGGAGTTGAGGCAGCAACCTGTTGCACGGGGGTATGTTGCTCTTGCGAAAACTTTGTAGGAAAATTTTGTTTCATCCTTTTATTTACTTCTTCATAGTATTCGTCGGAGGTCGGGTCATATCCTTGTTCTTCGACTAATTCTCTATGTATACCAAAAGCTGCAAAAGTCATAACGGTATCTTGACCAAACCAACTATTTTCTTTAGCCCACGCTTCTGCCTTTGGGTCAGGAGCGGGTTGTGCATTAGTCTGTAGCTGTACTGGTTCTTGCGTTTGCACAGATTGCTCTGCTTTTTTATCTCTTATTGCTTGTTGTGCTTGTAACCTTTTTAAATTTTCGGCTTCAGCACTAGCACGAGATAATGATTCAGTTGCATTCGCAATACCTTCTGCATCTCCTGCATCTTGAGCTTCCCTTAAATGGATTTTAGCTCTCTCAATATCCGATTGTACTCTATTGTCGTACTCTTTGAAAAGGGAAGAATCAGAATTCTTTAACTTTTCTTGTAAATGGGAATTAGTGGAATTCATGGATTTAGCGTAATTTAACGCTTCATCTCTTTGACGTTCTGCTTCACGCATTTTATAAGTAAGTTTATCGATACGTTTTTTAACGTTATCACTTACTTCATCAAGTTCGCTTTTTTGCTCACTTTGTTCTGCAACTGCTTCAACAGGCTGTCCTGTTTCTTCTTGTTGCGATTCTTCTTCGTCTGGTAAAACCAGTTCTATATCTTCAGCTGTGTTTGTATTATCTTGCATAATTTCTCCTGTTAATTATGATATGATTGCTTCAGGGTCATCTACGACTGCTAAAATTTCGTCATCGTTTAAAAGTCGCATATCGCCACCTTCTATTTGAAAACGAGCACCAGCATATCTGCCGAATATAACCCAATCACCTTTTTTACACCAAGGACCTTCTGGAAATTTAATAGTATCTCCATAAGCGTCGGGACCTAAAGCAACTACGTGTCCTACAACTGTTGACAATCTTTCTTTATCGATAGTTTGTCTAGCAAGTTGTATACCACCTTTAGTTGTCGTAGGTAATGTAAAAGGTAAAATTAAGATACGATACCCAGTTGGACTTGGTAACTTATCTGCATGAGATTCGTAGTTCTCTGGAGTAATTAGGTTTTCTTGAGGTTCTAAATCCTTCACTTTACCTTTACTACCAAAGTTATCTACCGTTTTTGGAATAACTGTGTTATTCATTGTGCATCCTCCATATTAGAATGAATTGTTTGAAGTTCTGCTATTGCAAAACTCAAACCGTTTATTTCACCTACAACCCTTTGGTATTGTTCAAAATTCTCAATACTTCCAGATGCAAGCGTTTGCGTGAGAGAATCAATTCTTTCACGATATTTCTGGAGCAAATGCTCCATAAGTCTTATATGGTCCACTATTTAATATAGTTGTACCAGAGTAAGCCTTTAGTCTGTCCATAAGCAGCTTTTACTTTTGACTCTTGACCGACAACTTTGCCGTCAGCGTCTTTAATACATTTTCCTGCTTCCACAACTTTTGAATTAGTTGTGTCCTCAACTGAAGGAACTGACATTTTTTGTTTTGCTCCTTGAGATTTAGGTGATGGATATTCTTTATTTCTATGCATAATTATTCTCCATTATTATTACTACTATCTCGAACAGTTTTCACTAGTTCGGTAAAGTTCTTTTCGGCATCAGCTTTAGTCTTAGCTTCTAAGCCTTGTAAATCTATAGCCGCTTTAATTTGTGCTGCTTCTCTTTGTGCATTTATACGTTGCATATCTATTTCTTTATCACGTAAATCTTCTTGTTCTTTTTGTGCTAATTGTTCTTTTTCAAGTTGTAGCTGTTGTTGGAACATTTGCATTTGTGGATTTTGTTGTGCCATCGCTTGTGCTTGTGCCATCGCTTGTGCTTGACCTGTAACTTGTTGTGTTGCTTGTGCTGCCATCATAGCTATTTGGTTCATAACTTCTGGAGGCATTTGTCCGTCTTCCATAGGCGGTAACGGTTGACCCATAGCTTGTTCTATTTGTTGTCTATATAAAATAGCTTGACGTTCTTGAATATTAGCACCTATAGTTTGGGTAGCTATTGGGTTTTGTTGAATCATAGGGTTTTGTAAAAACGCACTATGTGCTGCAATATAAGCTTCTTGATTTTGGAAATCGTATGCTTTTATAGGTTCGCCTTTCATAGAAGCTTGTTGTTCTGATATAGGGTCGCGGGGCGGTATTTCCTCGTCGGGTGGTAATATTGCGTCTATATCTTTAACGTTTAAAGCTATATACATTTTACGGTAAGCTTCTTTTAAATCATGTAAATCTGGAGCAGATTGTGCCATTTGTAATTGTGTTTGTGCTAACGTAATACGTTGCGTCATACTAAAAATATTAGGGTCACTTACAGGTATTACATCTACGCTATTATCAAAATCTTCTTTAAATACGTTTTGATTATTACCTTGTACTTGGTATGGATACTCGGGTGGTAAAAATTCACCGAATACTCTTTTTAATATTTTAAATTCGTTACGTTGTGCATAATGTAAACGTTTATGTATCGCTGACATAATACGTTGACCTTTTTCTAATAACGCTACGGTTGTACCTACAGGAGCTTCACTATTACCGTCACCTGTTGGATTTTCTACGGTAGCCGCAAACCTTTTACCTGCATCAACTAAAGCACCTAATAAGGTACCTAATGTTCCGCTTGGTTCTTTATAAGGTAACGGTAAAAATGCATCTTGTAATCTTCCACCAGGAGCATCAACATCTCTCCATTCTCCAGGTTGTAATGGGTCATCATGTCTTTGTATATTTAACCCTCTTGATTTAAAACCTGCAGGTAAATTACTTAACGTACCTGCATCAATCAACTGTCTTAATATTGCAGTTACAGATTTAGTTAGTCCGCCCATCATATGTATTAAACCAAAACCATAAAACCCTAATCCAGGAAGGAATTTATAATGAGTAAAATATTCTATCTTTTTACGCATTGGGTCGTTTTCGCTATAATTAGGTCTAATAGCTAAAATTTTATTATTATCTTTACAAATAGTTACAATATAAGGTAATGCTAATCCTGTTTCTTCACCGTTAGCATTTCTATCTTCAAAACCTTCTAAATCTAAATTTACGTGCATTTCTAACAACGTATATTCTTCATCGTTAGCTGTTCTACTTAATCCTTGTAATTCATCCATTTTAGAATCAACATCGGTATTATCGTAACTGCCTTCAGGGTCCATCATCTCAATATCTTTATATAAACCTGATATTTGTAATTTTTTCAGGTCGTTTGGCGACATATGGATTACATGAGTAATTCTAGGGGATGTTAATAAATCTACAGCGTAATATGGGACGACTAAATCTTCAGATTTTACAAATCTAGCTACAGCTCGTCCAACTGCTGGGTCATAATAAACTTTTTTAAATGCAGAACCTGCTAACGGAAGATAAAATAATAATTGGTCCATTTCTGGGTCGTATTCTTCCATTTTGTAAGTAATCTGATAATTCATAAAGTTTTTAACTCTATTTGCTTTTTCTAATTTAGCATTATCAGTTACACCTAATACTTCAGTATCAACAGGTCCTCCTGCTGGTAACATTTCTTTATAAGCTTGTGCTTGGAATTGGGTTACGGCTTCTGCGAGTATTGGATGGTGTACACCCGACGCACCGATGAATGGTTCTGTTCTATTATCGCTATTTATACCTAATAAATCTAAACCTTCGCTATAAGTTCTAAACCAATCGTTACGAGAATCTAAATCTTCTTCAAAACTTTGTATTAATTCTTGTGCTATTGAATTTAATTCGTTATCGTCAATAACTTCAGCTAAATTTTCACCAAATTTACCAGTTATTTCGTTTTCTTCTTCCACACCTATACTTACAGTGCCATCAGGGTTAAAAGTTACTTCAGTTTCTTCTGGAATTTCTTGTTGAACTAGTTCAAGCTCAATTTCTTCTTCAGGACGAAGTGGTTGTGGTATCGCTTGTTTTTCTATAGCCATAATTTTAGCAGTATAACCTTATTTTTATTAATAATAAACCCTTTGGGCTGGATAGTAACTTGGCTCATCGTCCATATCAGTGGAAAGTTGTAAAAAACCACCTGCTCTAAACCTTGCTAACGCTAAAGTCGTAGCATCAACTAAGTCATCGTGCTCACCTGCAGGAAAATCACTAACTTCTTCCATAAGTTCTTCACCAAAACGGTTATCAGGTACCCAAACACGTCCATCTTGGAAGATTGGAGAGACAGAATTTAATCTTGCTATCTTATCTTGCCCTTTTCCTGGACTAAATGTGTTTACAGGTATACCCATACGCCTTAATTCTTGTATTAGTGGTAATCCTGACCCTTTTGCTTCAATAATTATACTATCGGGGTCCCAAAATTCGTATAATCGCATAGCTTCTTGTTTTAATTCAGGAAAATCGAACCTTTCTTTAATACAATCTATCAAAATTAGGTGTGCTTCGTCGCCTTTGTAGTGTTCTTCGCCTATTTTACCCTCTGGATAGAATACACCCCACGTTGTTATAGCAGTAAAGTCGGCTCTTTCGCTTTTTAAAAACGCTGTATCGTAACTTTGTATTAAATAATCGCAAGTTGGGGGCGTTTCTTGCTCCCAAATCTTAAACCAATCTTTAGGAATAATAGAAATACCTTCACCTGTAGGTCTTTGCATATATTGTGCCGCCCATTTAGACGGACTAACAGACGCTTTAATACTTTCTAGTTCTTCTAATTTCCAAAATTCTTTCCAAAGAGGTTTTCCACTAGGCAAAATTGCAGGAAATTCTATAACTTCCCATTGGTCTGCACCTTTTTCTTGTGCCATTTTCTTTATTAATCTACCTGTAAGGTCTTTTTTAGACCAACGGGTCATAACTATAACGATTGCACCTCCAGGCTGTAACCTTTGACGCGGTCCAGTCATAAACCATTCGTAAGCTTCGTCTAATGCTTTATCAGACATAGCGTCTTGTTCGGAATGTGGGTCGTCAATAATAAACAAATCTGCACCCCTACCAGCTAATGCACCTCCTGTACCTGCTGCATAATATTCTCCGCCTTTATTCGTTAACCATTTACCCGCAGAACGGCTATCAGCTTTTAATTCTGTTTCAGGAAATAAAGTTTTATATTCTTCGCTATCAATTAAATCCCTAACTTTTCTACCAAAATTAACTGCAAGGTCAGCGGTATGGGTTGCTTCTATAATTTTTAATTTAGGATTTTTACCTAAAAGGTATGCAGGAAATAAATGCGAAGCAAATTCAGATTTCGTATGACGTGGCGGCATATTAATTATTAAACGTTTTAATTTACCGTTAGCTATATCGTCAAAAGCTTTCGCCATTTTCTTATGGTGTTCGCCTGAAATAAATTCATGCCAAATACCTTTAACAAAATGTAAAAAAGTTGAAGTAGAAATTTCTTGGTGGTCGCGTTTTTCTAATTCTTCTAAAAGAATAGTAAATTCTTTTGCTTCTTGGGTACTTAAATGCGATACATCTAAGTTTTTTAAATTTTTTAAATCAGTCACCTAACTTTAATAAATCCGCTAAATTTAATTCTTCAAAATTTTGTATTAAATCGTCATCTAATGAAAGAACTGTTTTACTTTCATCACGCATTAATTTTCTTGGTGGGAATAAAATTGAATCATATCCCGCACCCCTAAATATATCTCCTACGGGTTTATTAATCATTGATGGTGCACCTACTTTAGGTGATTCAGTCATAAGTTCTAATGTATTACGAGTGTTTTGGCTTAATGCTTGGTCGTAAGGATTACCTTTAAAGACATTTATATTATCACGGATTTTAATTAATTCTTCTATAAAATCTGGCGGTAAATTTTCTGCGTCTGCAATATTTTTAAATTCTGGACTGATTTTATAAATAGATTTTTTCGGTAAATCTTTTATTAATTGTTGTCGTAAAGCAGGAGTTAGGTTTTCTAACATATCTTCCCTACGTGTAGGTGGTGCATAACCGAATAATTTTAATCGGGGGTCGTTTTTATCTAATACCGAATAAATACCGCCTGTTGATTTATTTAAGTTATACATATCATCTTGAATAAATTTAGGCGTTCGTAAAGTTTCTATTCCTGCGGGACCGCCGTGATAAATCGTTTTATTAAACGGTGCAGGGTCTTTTGGTTTTGGGCTACCAAAATTTAAAGTACCTTGTTTTGTTGGTGGTGGAGGCGGTGGTGTTTGTGCGTCAATCTTTTTAAGTTCTTTTATAATCCTTGCTTCCGCTTTAGATGAAGCGGCTAATTCGTTAGGGTCAACTGACCTTGCTTGTATATCTCTTTCTCTTTTTAAATCGTTAATTAATTTTCTACGTTTAGCTAATATTGATATTGCTTCGGCAGGTATACCGCCACCAGGAATATAATCTAAATAGCCTAAATATTCACCTAATTTATCTTGTCTACGTCTAGCTAATTCTTGTGATAATCCAGGAATAAATTCAGCAACACCTGACGCAAGGTTTTGTATCGGGTCTTCGGTATTTAACGGTTGGTCTAAATAATTTAAAACACGTTCTTTTAAATTAAGTCCAAGTCCTCCTAGTTGTGGTGGAATTGGTTCAATTCTATAACGTTCTAATTCTTCCTGTGCCATATTAAGTAAAGTAGTTTAAACAAGGGGTGAGTTTCTTTGTCGGCGGATTATTTTTCATTATCATAGTCTCGATAATATTCTACTATGGATAATATATCTTTTGTATACCTTTTTATTTCTGCCATATTCATCGATAGGTTTTCGTATTGGGGTGTAGTTAACGCATAATAAGCAACGGCGGGAGCTTTACCTTCTTGTACTAATTGTAAATATTCTTCCATGATTTCTGGTGTAAGAACTTTCCATTCAACATCAACGGCTTGTATTTCTAATGGCAACGGTGGATGGTACATCGGTGCAGGTAACGCAATAGTATTTACTTCTACAGGTTTAGTTGGTAATAGTGAACAACCGCTGACCGCGAGTAACAAAAGGATACTAATCAGTAGTTGTTTCATTTTCTTTTACCGTAGTTAGTTCAACTAAATCAGTCATAACTTGTTTACTGCCTTTATTAACAATTTTTTCTATAAGTCCAGGTTTGTTTAACGCAAGGTTATCTAAATCGTGCTTAGCAAATGTGTTTCTAAGTTTATTTACTTCACGGAGTGCTTCTTGTTTTTGCGATTCCAACTTTCCGAGGTCAGCGGATAGTTGTTCTTGTTTAGCTAAATATTGTTTTATCGATTCGTTCTGCTCGGTTATTTTATTTTCTAATATTACTTGATTAGCTTTAGACTGTGCTAATTGGTCGAACAGGTATTTTGAACCCGCCAAAGAAGCTACCAATAGGACTCCCAAAATTACGTTTAGTTTAAAACCCATAGCAAAAGTATATTCCAAAAAATTTTTTTCGCAAAATTTTTTCACTAGGGACTTATTTGTAAAGTAGATGCAATTAAGAGGCTGAAACTAAGGAGCGGCGGAGGGTGAGGAGACAGCGGTAGCGTAGGGGGGTATAGGGGGCTTTGTAAGGGCGTGTAAAAGCCCTACTGTAGTAGGGCTTATTGATATATAGTTATTAAGTTAAGCCCCGCGTAAGCGGGGCGTTAGGTTAGTTAGCGACTAAAGTAAACTTACCTTTTTTACTAGTCCATGCTTCTTTACCTATCATTTTATCTAGGTAAGAAGTCATAACAGGGTATATGTCTTGAACATATTTCTCACCCTTACTATCTACCCAAAAATCACAGTTAGTATTATCTAAGCTATCTAATATGTAGTCATTAAGTTGACCTACAGTAGCCGTACCGCCTAAGTTGTGTAATAACTGACACACTAGCACAACTTGTCTAGGTGGTTTATTACTCATTAGCTCTAAGGCATTATCAGTTAATGTAAGTATCATATTAGCATTAGCACCTGTACTTTTAGTAGTATTAGTAAATGCACCTTGTTTTAATACATTCTGTTTCTCGGTTGTATTAACCTCAGCTTTTTTAGCGTTTTTATTATTGTTCATGCTACCTATTATACAGGTCTAATTATAATTATCAATAGGTTAGTTAAAATTAATTAAATTATTTTTATTATATAACTTAGCTTATATATGTTAATTAACTTAGTTAAGTTAGTAATTATTTTAGAAAGAACGACGGACGGAACGAAGGACCAGGATTATTACACGCGAACGAACGAACGACGGAACGATAGAGTAGAGGGATAGGGATAGAGGGACAGGGATAGAGTAGAGGGCGAGGGATAGAGTAGAGCGATAGAGTAGACTAGAGTAGAGCACAAAAAAGGCGACCGAAGTCGCCTTTTGGAATCAGTCAGTAAGTCTAGCTAACTGTTATGTATCCAGCATTAATCAGTTTTTTTCTATAATGCCCCCAAATATCCGCAGGTGTTTGTTTTTTCGATACACCTCCAGCTTTCACCCAAGCACTTTCAGTCGAACCATCAGTTCCGACTAACTCGCCAACTGTAAGACTCGTACCTTTGGCATCTATCAAAGCTTTGATAATATATCCAGCTTGTGAAGCAATCTTTTCTTTCGGCGTAGCCACTAAAGTGATTACTTGGTTATAGCTTGAAGACCCTCTTTGAGTCTCTGGTTTGTAGTTTTTATCTATTGTCATAATATTCTCCTTTCTAATAGTGGGAACTACCCCGTTAATATAGTTATATCATATCACAGATTGGTACCAAAGTAAAGGAGTAAAAAGAACAGAAGAAAGTCCGTCGGTCAATCCGTCGGTCAATGTTTCTTGGTGAAGTCGCCCTCGATAATATTGTCAGTTTTCTTTGCAATCAATTCTTTGAGGCGAGTGAGTATATCGTCTTTGGTCATCAAATCAATCTTTGCAGTCAATATTTCACGTCTATCGATGTAGAGCCCACCAGCTTTGCCTCGATGGACTTCGGCGGTGATGGCTGCGGATATCTGTCCTTGGTCTTTGGCTTCTTCTCGCAGGTCATGTAGAGTAGACAGGTGGTTCTCTAGAGAAACTGCTTCCTTCTCTGAAGCTAGGATTTCCAAGTCAATGAGGTAGTTTCGTACAACTGGGTTATGATTGAGTAAAACGCTGCCCTGTGTCTTAGCACCTTTCCTATCCTTTGTATATCCCGCTTTTATCGCGGCTTCCGTAGCTGTTTGACCTTTGATATACTCTTTACAAAATAGTTTTTGTTTAGAGTTGAGTGGTTGCCACGTCTTACCGTTTTGGTCAACAAATGCTTTACCGTCTTCTGTTGGAACTAAATGAGTATATGTTAGCTTTTTCATTGTAATACCTCGCTCTAACAAATGATATTACAATATTATTAAAAAAGATAATTTTCAAATTACTTTTCTCGTGCCCTCTAGTAATCTTACCATAGTTTCTAATAACTAATAGAAAATCTATTAGTTTTGAAGATTCAAAGAACAGAGTAACAAAGAGACTTACAGAACGATTCTATTAGTATATTAGAGATATTAGTAGTTTTGAAAACTTTTTGATAAAAACTTTTTTATTTTTAAAAACACTAATACGATATCTTCAATAATAAAAAACCCCCG